GGGCAGGGTTGCCACAGAGAGACAGGCTTGCTTTACCACCATCACCGTTTCCAGATGTGAAGAAGGAAAACATGACTGAGAACCAGCAACTACGCTTCCGCGAGTGGAAACATGCGGCATCTCGCGTTCATCAGGCCAACGCACGTTTGAACAGTAAGCGACTACAGCTAGTACGCACAGTCGCTATGGCTCAGAAGTTTTCTGAGTTCGATGAGTTCTATTATGTCTGGCAGAATGACTTTCGTGGACGTAAGTATGTTGTGAGTAGTTTTCTAACCCCACAAGGGCCAGACTATTCCAAAGCGTTACTGACGTTTGCTGACGGCGTAGAATTGACTGAGGAAGGTGAGTACTGGTTGGCGGTTCATGGTGCTAACTGCTTTGGCGAGGATAAGATATCCTTTGATGACCGCAAGGCATGGGTGGATGAGAACCAGAACAACATCATTGATGTCGCTACTGACCCATATGAGAACAAGTGGTGGACTAAAGCGGATGACCCGTGGATGTTCCTCGCGTTCTGCTTTGAGTGGGCTTCGACAGAGGTTGGTAACCTTACGCACCTTCCAGTTAGTTTGGATGGGTCTAACAATGGACTACAGCATCTGAGTGCAATCCAACGTGACATGCGCGGCGGTGAGAGTACTAACCTAGTTCCACATGAGACACCTCGTGATATCTACCAAGATGTCGCTGATGCTGTTATTGAGGTACTAGAGAGCCGTAAGGCTCACGATACAATGGCACAGCAATGGCTGGATTTTGGTGTCTCTCGCAAGACAACCAAGCGGCCTGTTATGGTAGTGCCATACGGTGGGCGTATTTATTCCACCCGACAATACATTGAGAACTATATTGTGGACATGATTGAGGGTGGTCATACCAGCCCTTGGGGGCATGACCTTTTTGAGCCATCACACTACCTAGCAGATATTGTCTGGGAGTGTATCTCAAGAGTGATTACCTCTGCCCGTACTGTGATGGATTGGTTACAGGATATCTCAAGCAAAGTATCTGCTGAGAACCTTCCAGTGATTTGGGAAACACCTACAAACTTCCTAGTTCACCAGATGTATCCTGAAACACGGTCACGCCGGATTACTACGCATATCGACAACAGTCTGATAAAGCCACAGGTTCGTGAACAGAACTTTGGTAAGTCTGACCGCCGCCGTGCAGTCAATGGTGCATCGCCTAACTTTATTCATTCTCTTGATTCAGCCGCTATGACTTTGACTATTAACAGGTGTGCTGATGTGGGTATTACTGACTTCGCAATGGTGCATGACTCTTATGGTGTTCATGCTTCCAACGTGCCTAGTCTGTACAGATTGACGAGGAGTGCCTTCGTGGATATGTACTTGGGCAATGATGTTCTAAAAGACTTCGCAAATTTCGCATTAGAAGTTCTGGATACAGTACCTGTACCTCCAGAAAAAGGTGACTTGGATTTATCTAAGGTAACCGATAGTAAGTACTTCTTTGCTTAATCTATTCCACTTTGGTAACAGGTACATTTATGGACACTATAGCATGACTATTTCAAACACCGAAACGCTCATTGCGTTTTACAAGATTCTGGTTCTTCGGGATATCGCTATCCCAACGGACTTGATTGCCAAGCTTCTTGAAGCTGGCGTTGATGTCTCCGCATTGCGCGGAGTTAACTAAGTTAACCTACTAGGAGACAAGTATGGGTTTTCCAACCACTGCCAAAGGTAAAGCCTTTTGGACTTATGCCTTTACCCCCGATACCAAGTTTGATGCTGATGGTAAGTATCACACCAAGTTTCGTATTGGTGGTCAGGAAGCTATCGACTTAGCAAAACGAGTTGATGACTTGCTTGACCAATCTCTTGCGGAAGCAACAGAGAATAGTCCTCAGAAGAAGATTAAGAAGAACAATACCGTCTACACTGAGGTTCTTGATGACAACGGCACACCTACTGGTGAACTTGAGTTTGCCTTTAAGCAGAACGCTGTAATCACTAAGAAAGACAAGACCACCATGAATATGCGAGTGGCTGTGTTTGATGCCAAAGGCAAGCCTATTACTTCACCCGTTGAGGTTGGTAATGGTTCCACAGTCAAGGTGTCGTATGACCCATACAAGTGGGTGACCCCTACTCTGGGGGCTGGCGTAACACTTCGCTTCAAGGGACTACAGATTATCGAACTTGTAGAACGTAGTGGGTCTAACGCTGATGGCTTTGGCTTCGGAGAAGAAGACGGGTATTCGCACGATAACAACAATAATAATAGCGATGATAACAATGAGTTCTTCCAAGAAGAGTCCAACAACGAAAACCAAGACGAAGACTTTTAGGTCTAAGTTTGAGCAAACAGTTGCCCAAGATTTAGATAAGAAAAAGGTAGACTACGAATACGAGGCACACCGCTTACCGTACATAGTAGAACGAAACTACCTTCCAGATTTCAGGTTACCATCTGGGGTGTTTGTAGAAGCCAAAGGTTACTTCAAATCTGCTGACCAACGAAAACATAAGCTTCTGAAAGAACAGAGTCCTCACCTTGAGGTTCGCTTTGTCTTTCAGAACGCTAGTGGTCGTGTTCAAGGAAGCAAGCTGAGTTGCGCCGCATGGTGTGACAAGCACGGCTTTCTGTATGCAGAGGGCGTTGTACCAAAGGAGTGGCTAAAATGAGCAAACGCACAGAAACTGACTTTATTGTCATACATTGTTCCGCAACCAAGGCTTCCATGAATACGGATGCTAAAGAGATTGACCGATGGCACAGACAAAAAGGTTGGCGAAAAATTGGATACCATTGGGTCATTAGACGCGATGGTGTCGTTGAAGAAGGTCGTGAATTAGACGAAGCTGGCGCACATGCTAGGGGTTATAACTCCAAGAGCATTGGCATCTGCATGGTTGGCGGCATTGATGACAACGGCGAACCTGAAAATAACTACACCGATGAGCAATGGAAATCATTGGAAGAACTGGTGAACCAGATGAAGCTACCGTATCCCGATGCGGAAGTTCTGGGTCATTGTGACCTTCCAGATGTTGCCAAAGCTTGTCCGTGCTTTGATGTGAGGGAATGGTGGACAGCAACGAAAGCAATTTCGTAACCCACACACCTTGTCCAGCCTGTCCATCGTCTGACGGTTTTGCACTGTATGATGATGGACATGGTTGGTGCTTTGTTTGTGGTTATTACGAAGGAACATCTGATGAAATAGGGAGTAAGCCAAAAGTGAACCATGATTTAATTCAAGATGGTGAAGCGAAGACGCTTGGTAAGCGAAAGATTACTCTGGAGACAACCAAGCGATGGGGATACCAAGTTGGTAAATTCAAAGGTAAACCCGTACAAATAGCAAACTATAAGGACAACAGTGGTAACACCGTTGCCCAGAAGATACGTTTTCCTAACAAAGACTTCCTATTTATTGGGGATACCAAGTCTGCTGGCCTCTATGGTCAGTGGTTATGGGGGGATGGCGGCAAGAGAGTGGTAGTGACTGAAGGCGAGGTCGATGCACTTTCTGTATCACAAGTTATTGGCAAGACATGGCCTGTAGTATCCGTTAGCACGGGTTCAAAGGGTGCAAAGAAAGCTATACAAAAAGAACTTGAGTGGCTCTGCAAATTTGAAAACGTAATACTAATGTTTGACAACGATGAGGCTGGTAGGACTGCGGCAAAAGAATGTGCGGCTGTTCTCCCTGCTGGTAAGGCTAAGATAGCCACACTGCCTCTGAAGGACGCTAACGAGATGTTGGTTGACGGTCAGACAAAGGAACTCTCCACTGCCATGTTTGAGGCTAAGTCATATCGGCCTGATGGCATTGTAAACGGTAGTGAACTCTGGGATGTTGTTACTAAAGAAGATGATACTCAGTCATTTGAATACCCCTACGCCGGAATAAATTCCAAAACTTTGGGAATCCGTAAGGGGGAGATTGTAACTGTTACCGCTGGTAGCGGCATAGGGAAAAGTCAACTCTGTAGAGAGTTTGCTCACTTCTTGTTACAGCAAGGCGAAAGCGTGGGCTACATAGCCCTAGAGGAGTCAGTAAAACGCACCTCACTAGGTTTAATGTCTCTTGCTATTAACAAACCATTGCACCTCGGCAACACAGAGGTAAACGATGTGGAGTTGAAGGAAGCATTTGATGCGACTCTGGGTACTGGTCGTGTTTACCTGTATGACCATTGGGGTTCTACCGACAGCGACAATCTCATGGATAAGATTCGTTACTTAGCTAATGGCTGTGGCTGTGGCTGGGTTGTACTTGACCACATCTCAATCGTGGTATCAGGCATGGACAGCGGTGATGAACGCCGCATGATTGATAATACGATGACCAAGCTAAGAACCTTGGTTGAAGAGGTAAAGATTGGGTTGATATTAGTTTCTCACCTTAAACGTCCTGAAGGTAAAGGACATGAGGAAGGTGCTAGAACTACCCTTGCCCAACTCAGAGGCTCGGCTGGTATTGCCCAACTCTCAGACGTTGTTCTGGGTTGTGAGCGTGACCAACAGGACAAAGAGACAGGTAATGTTACTGTCGTTAGAGTCCTAAAGAACCGATGGACAGGCGAGACTGGTGTGGCCTCGATGTTAGAATACGATAAATATACTGGTCGTATGAACGAGTTAGCCGTAACCGATATTGACGATGAGGTTATATTCAAGGACAGCACTAAAAATGAGGAGTTCTAATGGAAGACCCGCAGAAAAGCCATATCAATGTACAAGTGGACGTTGATGTAATGCTCTTAAAAGAGGGCATTCAAGTCACGATATATTCAGGTGATGAGGATGAGGAAGGTACTGAAGTTCTTCTTTCGTTAGATGACTTAGTGAAAGAAGTAATCGAAAATGCCAGTCACGATGAGAATGAAGCTGTTGCTAATAACCTTATCGAAGCATCCAAGGATATTTTGTGTAACCTAACATAACCACTTTGGTAACTGTTACTCCAGTGAGAGGACGAATATGAGATTACTGTTTGATATAGAGACAGACGGTCTGTTGGACACCGTAAGTAAAGTCCACTGCATAGTCGCTCGTGATGTAGACAACGACACAGAGTATGTCTGGGTTGGCGATGAGTGCTATGAGGCTTGGCAAGTATTTCATAATGCTGATGTCATCATAGGACATAACATCATGGGCTTTGATATCCCTGTTATCGAAAAGGTGCTTGGCTTCCAGTTAACTGAGTTAACTCTAGGAGATAAAACTACACAGATATCTGTCAGAGATACCTTGGTTATGACCAGAACTATCTGGCCTGACCGTAGAGACAAGGATTTCAAACTATTCCGTAGCGGTAAGATACCGCCAAAGATGATTGGCTCACATAGCCTGAAAGCTTGGGGTCATCGTATTGGTGAATATAAGGGTCAGTTTGGTGAGACTACTGATTGGGCAGAGTTTAGCGATGAGATGCTTCAGTACTGCCGTCAGGATGTCAAAGTAAACGTCAAGCTATTCAAGAGAATTGAGGCATTGAACTACAGTGAGGATGCCCTTCAGCTTGAGCATGACATACACCAAATACTACTCACACAGGAACGGGATGGTTTCCCGTTTGATGAACAAAAGGCACAGGAACTATTCATCGTTCTTAACGAGCGTAGACTAGAGATTGAAAACCGACTGACAGAGCAACAGCCCCCTTGGATTGAGGAGACTGAGTTTATACCAAAGGTAAACAATGTGACCCGTGGGTATGTCAAAGGTGTGCCGTTTATCAAAAAGAAAGAAATACCCTTCAACCCAAACAGTCGTGAGCATATTGCAAGAATGCTCCAAGAAAATCACGGTTGGGAACCAAAGGTATTTACCGAAACGGGCCTACCAAAAGTGGACGATAAAGTCCTAAGTGGCTTGGATTACCCTGAAGCTGTTTTGTTATCTGAGTACCTTATGGTGCAGAAGCGGATATCACAGCTTGCAGAGGGTGAACAAGCTTGGATGAAACTAAGTAAAGATGGAGTAATACATGGTCGTGTTAACCATATGGGAGCGGTTACAAGCCGCTGTACACATCAAAATCCCAATTGCGCTCAAATTCCTTCGGTCACTGCTCCTTACGGTGAAGAATGTCGTAGCCTATTTTACGCTCCTGACGGTTGGCATGTTATGGGTTGTGATGTTGCTGGTCTTGAACTCCGTATGCTTGGTCATTTTGTGGCTAAGTTCGATGATGGCGAATACGCTGACATCGTTATCAATGGAGATATCCATACAGCCAATCAACAAGCCGCTGGGCTTCCTTCGCGTAACATGGCTAAAACCTTTATCTATGGCTGGCTTTATGGAGCGGGTTCAGACAAAATCGGCAAGATTGTTGGAAAAGGCCGTAAAGAAGGTGAGGCTCTCAAGCGAGAGTTTCTGAAGAACTTCCCAGCTATTAACAAGCTGAGAACAGCCGTAACCAAAGCGGCTAAACGTGGATACCTTATCGCTCTAGATAAGAGACAGATACCTGTACGCCATGAACACGCATCACTTAACAGTCTACTACAAGGAAGCGGAGCGATTATCTGCAAACGCTGGGTTGTTGAGTTCAACAATTTACTAGAAGAAAAAGGCTACGTCAGAAACGAGGACTACCGTCAGGTGGCCTTTGTCCATGACGAAGTACAGATTCTTGTAAAACAAGAACTAGGAGAGACTATTGGACAGCTATGTGTCGAAGCAATCAGACGAGCGGGAGAGTACTACAAACTCAGAGTCCCCCTCACAGGCGAATACAAACTCGGAAGAAATTGGGCTGAAACCCACTAAGGCAAACCGTAAGAAGTTTGACCTCGACTTGGCTTATGGGCAACTGCACGAGGATGAGTTTCTAAACATCCTTAAAAACAAAAAAGTAGAGGTAAAGACAGAACGAGATATGTGGTCAAAGACAGGCAACATAGCGATTGAGTTTCAGTCCTATGGTAAGCCTAGTGGCATCAACGCTACTGAGTCAGACTATTGGGTTCAGAACCTAGCCATTGGTGATGATGTTTATTGCCGACTTCTCTTCTCTGTTGAGAACCTCAAGAAAATTGTGAACAACCTAGACTTTCATAAGGTGGTGAACGGTGGTGATAACTACGCTTCCCGCATGTACCTTCTCAACCTGTCTAAGCTGTTTTCCACTGATACACTAAAAATGTATCGTAACTTATCCACTTAGGTACGAGGTACAGAATGACAACACTATTGGTTGACGGTGATATTGTGGCTTACCAAGCCGCTACCGCAAATGAACACACTATAGATTGGGGTGATGGTTTGTGGACTCTGCATTCCTTTGCGGATGAGGTTTATCAATACGCAGAGAATATGATTACCACTTTGTTATCTCAGGCTGGATGCTCAAATGCGCTCATTCTCTTAACTGATGGCCCTGTCTTCAGAAAAGATGTTGACCCTGAGTACAAGGCTAACCGCATTGGTAAGCGGAAGCCTGTCTGCCTACCGCAAGTACGCAAAATGATGGTCAGTAATATGAAGACCATGAGTACGGATGGCCTAGAGGCGGATGACCTTATTGGTATTTTCGCAACTAAGTCACCAAAGGACTACATCGTATGGTCACCAGATAAAGACTTGAGACAGATAGCTGGCTCCCACCTCATTGACGGTAAGGTTATTACCATCACAGAGGAAGAAGGGGAACGCAGTTTCTGGATGCAAGTACTCACTGGTGATACCGCCGACAACTACAAAGGCTGTATCGGCGTTGGCCCTGTCAAAGCAGAGAAGGTTCTTGATGCTGATGATGGGCTGACTGTCTGGCAGAAGGTTGTCAAAGCTTACGAAAAGGCTGGTCAGACAGAAGAGGATGCCATCGTGACAGCACGGTTGGCTCACATCCTAACTTTTAAAACCAAAGACACTGTATGGAGTCCACCAGATGACTGATTACGGACGAATAATGCGTGAGATTGAAACGGAGAAGCTGGAAGATGTGGTCAACAACCCGAAACACTACAACCAAACAGGTGTGGAGTGCATTGATGCAATCAAGGCGCAGACAGGCGATGGGTACGAATACTACCTACAAGGAAACATTGCGAAGTACCTGTGGAGATACAGATACAAAAACGGTGTTGAAGACCTCAAAAAAGCACAGTGGTACTTAAACAAACTCATAGAGGTGAAGAATGGTTGACTTCAATACATACCAAGAACAGGCACACCAAACAGCGGTCTATCCCCCAGAGATGGGGATGGCCTACTGCGTCACTGGCCTCTGCGCTGAGACAGGAGAGGTCGCTGACAAAGTGGCTAAATATTACCGTGGTGATGGTGCGTTGAATGAAGAAGGACTCAAAAAGGAATTGGGTGACGTTCTGTGGTTCATAGCTGAACTCTCTACGCACCTTGGTTTTACCCTTCAAGATGTAGCGGAATTAAACCTACAGAAATTAGCAGATAGACAACAACGTAATGCCCTAAAGGGCGAAGGGGATAACCGATAAATGGACTCATATCAACAGTATATAGCAATATCTAAATACGCCAGATTTATAGAAGATGAAGGCCGAAGAGAAACATGGGATGAGAGCGTAGACCGTTACATCAAATACTTCTCTGAAAAGTTTCCTGTGGCGGCGGGGGAACTAAGTAAAGCCGCAAATATGATTAAAGAACTCGGTGTCGTACCCTCTATGAGGGCTATTATGACTGCTGGCCCTGCTTTGGATAGAGATAATATTGCAGGGTACAACTGTTCATATTTAGCTATTGATGACCCTAAAGCATTTGATGAGGCACTATATGTCCTCATGTGTGGAACAGGGGTTGGCTACTCTGTTGAGAGAAAGTTTGTCGAAAAATTACCAGATGTTCCTGACCTACAGGACACAGATGAGGTCTTCAAGGTAGAAGATAGCAAGACAGGCTGGGCAAAGGGTATGAGAAAACTCATATCCCGTTTGTATGCTGGAGAGATTCCTCAGTGGGACTTATCAGGCATCCGCCCCGCTGGTGCTAGACTCAAAGTGTTTGGTGGTAGGGCATCTGGCCCTGCCCCACTAGAGAACCTATTTAGATTCACGGTAGGTGTGTTTAAGAAAGCCGCTGGTCGTAAACTCACAAGCCTTGAAGCACATGACATTATGTGTGCTGTTGCGGCGGCAGTCGTAGTTGGCGGTGTACGCCGCTCCGCGATGATTAGCTTATCGGACTTGGCAGATGATAGGATGCGAGGCTGTAAGTCAGGTCAATGGTGGGATGAGAATGTAAACCGCTCATACGCAAACAACAGTGTTTCATACAGCCGCAAGCCAGACATGGGGGCTTTCCTACGCGAGTGGACTTCCCTGTATGAATCTAAGTCAGGTGAGCGAGGTATCTTCAATCGGGAAGCGGCCCAAGAGCAAGCCAAGAAAAGTGGTCGGCGTGACCCAGAGCATGACTTTGGCACTAACCCTTGTGGTGAGATTTTGTTGCGTAGTATGCAATGCTGTAATCTCTCAGAGATAATTGTGCGGCCTGAAGATGCTGTGGAACAACTCAAAGAGAAAGCAAGGATTGCCGCGCTGTTGGGTACGTTACAGTCAGCCCTAACAGACATCCGATACCTTCGCCCATCGTGGAAGAAGAATATGGAAGAAGAGCGGTTGTTAGGAGTATCCTTCACAGGCATCTTAGACAACTGGCTACTCACTTCAGAGAATGAAAATTTACCAGACATTCTGGAAGACCTAAAGAGTACTGTTGTTGAGACAAACAAGATATGGGCTGAAAAGCTGGGTATACCTCAGTCAACTGCTACAACCTGTGTTAAGCCTAGCGGTACAGTAAGTCAGTTAGCCTCTGTAGCCTCTGGTATCCACCCTCGGTACGCCAAGCATTACATCCGCCGTGTTCGTGCAGATGTTAAAGACCCTTTGGCTACATGGATGATGGAGAGACAGATGCCTAGTGAGGTGGATACATATAATCCACTGAACCACGTTTTCTCGTTCCCTATTAAGTCACCAGACGATGCTATTACAAGAAATGATATGTCTGCGCTTGAACAGTTACACTTATGGATGACTTACCGAAATCACTGGTGCGAACATAATCCAAGCATAACAGTTTACGTTTCAGAAGAGGAGTGGTTTGATGTCGGGGCTTATGTATACGAAAACTTTGGAATGGTCGGCGGGGTATCCTTCCTACCAAGAGAAGATGGGTCACATTCCTATGTGCAAGCCCCGTATGAAGAGATTACTGCCTTGCAATATGAGGAAATGGCTAGTAGAATGCCTACAGTTTCTTTCGCAGATTATCGCGAGGCTGATGACATGACGGTTGCTTCACAGGAACTGGCTTGTACTTCTGGTGCTTGCGAACTCTAAGAGAGTTAACTGAGTTAACTTATGGGTCACCTTCGGGTGGCCCTTTTTTTATTTATGGACATTATCGGGTTTATATCAATGAAAATATTATCAGATACACCACTGGTTACTAATGAAGTCCTTGAGTACATACAGCGTCAGTTTCCCGACAGACTACCAAAAGACGGTACGATGACGGTTGAGCAGTTACGTTTTCTACAAGGACAACAAAGCGTGATTGAAAAATTACGACAATTAAATTCAAACGAAGAGGACGAATACTAATGTGTTTGGGAAGTAAAGCACCTGCACCTCCGCCGCCTCCAGCACCACCGCCAGCACAAGCACCAGCTAAACCAAGTGTTGTCGATTTTAATGCTGTAGATTCAGAGTCAGAAAAAAATAAAAGAAAAGCCGCTGGCAAAAAGAAGTTCAGAGTAAAACCTAGCCAAAATAGTCTAGGTACTTTTACTGGCAATGCTGGTTCAGGTTTATCTATTCCTTCAAAAGGGGGTAATAAATAATGTGTGGCGGAAAACCAAAAAGACCACCTAGCAATAGGAAAAAGGCAAGTAAAAACGCGTCTGCATCTACACCAGCGGCGGCAGTTCAAAGCGCAACAGACGGTAAAGATATTGATAGCAGTGGAGCGGCGGTTAACTCTACTCAACGGCGCAAACAACGTATGGGAAAACGCGGATTGCGTGTTGGATTAGATGTTGCTGTGGCTAATGTTGGTGGGACAGGAAAATCTGGCCTCAATATTCCTTCAAGCGATTAGGAGTATTTATGCGAGGACAAAACCAAAACCAAAATTTCATGTCGATGATACAGGCACTGTTTGGCTCAAGGTCAGGCGGTAGTGTGGGGTCGAATACAAACAAAGGTAATTCCTTTAATTCAGTGCAGACAGGCGCGGGTAAGAACGCTCTGCCGTTGTCCGAAATGGAGAAAGCACAGAAGGAAAAGGTTAAAAAACTAAAGAAGAAGAAACGTAAAAAGGCTCTCAATCAAGTCGATACCAAAGCCCCTGTTTTATCTTCTCTTAATAACAAGACACCTAGTTCAAATTTAGGAACCTTAAAGATTGGGCTTAATCTAAATAGTAACCAGCAAGGCGGTAAAAAGCCTAAGAGTGACGCAAAAGCTGGTTTGAACTTATACCGTTAATGAGGATATCCGATGCAAAACCTTCAAATTAAATCTGTTGCGGGACGGTATTCCACCTTGGATTCTCATAGGCATTCATTCCTGCAAAGAGCAAGGGACGCATCAGAACTCACTATTCCTACCCTAGTACCACCAGAGGGGCATTCTTCTTCCACAGTGTATAAGAATCCTTATCAGTCAGTTGGTGCTAGGGGGGTAAACAACTTAGCAAGTAAATTACTTATGACGTTGTTGCCACCGAATAGTCCATTCTTTCGTTTAACCATTGATGACTTTGATATCGAAACTCTTGCTGGAAAAGACGCAAGGGGTGCAGTTGAAGAAGCACTCTCTAGAATTGAACGTGCCTCACAAAATGAGATTGAGACATCAGCGGTTCGTGTACCAGTACATGAAGCCCTCAAACAACTTATTGTTGCTGGGAATGCTCTGGTGTACATGCCTAAAAAAGGTGGGATGAAAGTCTTTAGGCTTGACCGTTATGTAGTCAAGCGAGACACAATGGGTAATGTCCTTGAGATAATTACCAAAGAGTCCGTATCTCAGATGATGTTGCCCAAAGAGGCACAGGAAATTCTGGCTACGGCTGAAGATTATGAACAAAACGACACTCATAATAAGTCGTTAGATTTGTACACCTATATCTGCCGCAAGGAAAAGAATTGGGAAGTTTACCAAGAAGTCAAAGGTATGACTATTCCAAACAGTGGGGGTACATATCCTTTAGACAAAAATCCATTTATACCATTACGCTTCACCCGAATTGACGGTGAGGACTATGGGCGCGGCTATGTAGAAGAATACATTGGTGACCTTCGCTCTCTAGAGGCTCTCACAAGGGCTATCGTAGAAGGAGCATCAGCGTCATCTAAGGTACTATTCTTAGTGCGCCCAAATGGAACCACTAAACAAAGTACGTTGGCTCGTGCGCCTAATGGTGCAATCGTCCAAGGCGATGCGGCTGACGTAACTACTCTGCAAGTACAAAAGTATAATGACTTCAGGGTAGCCCAAGAGACAGGCCAAAGAATTACTGAACGCTTGTCATACGCTTTTCTGCTCAACAGTGCGGTACAGCGGAACGCAGAGAGAGTCACAGCGGAAGAAGTACGCTACATGGCGCAAGAGTTAGAAACTGCCTTGGGCGGTGTCTACTCCATCTTATCTCAAGAGTTCCAAGTACCTCTGGTAAAGCTATTACTGGCTAAACTGGAATCAACAGGCAAGATGCCTAAGATGCCTAAAGACTCTATCAAACCTCAAATTGTCACTGGACTAGAGGCTCTAGGTAGAGGTCAAGACCTGAACAAGCTTGCACAGTTCCTAACATATCTTCAGCCTCTTGGCCCTCAGATTATTGCTGAGAACCTAAATGTTGAAGACTATATAGACCGATTAGGTGCATCCCTTGGAATTGACACTGGCGGTCTAGTTAAAACCAAAGAAGATAAAGCGGCCCAACTAGAAGCTATGAAGCAACAACAGTACGAACAGATGTCACAACAAACGATGTCTAAGATGGCTGAACGTGCGGCTCCACAGCTTGTAGAGTCCATGCAAGATATGGACATGGGTGAGTTGCAACAACAAATGCAACAGCAACAACCACAACCACAATAATATGATGAGACAGCAATATGGTTGATACACTAAATACACACCAAGAGGCTAAACCAGAAGACCCGCAATACGTTGAGGAGATGCTGGGAAAGGCCCAAGGGTTAGACAATGTTCAGGAAGAGCGTCCTAGTTGGCTACCTGAAAAGTTTCAGTCTGCCGAACAAATGGCAGAGGCTTATTCACAACTAGAAAACAGATTGCACTCAGATGATGAATATGAAGACTCTGAAGTGGATGACATGGAAACAGGAGAGGTTTCCGATTACCTAGCAGAAAACGGTTTGGACTTTGAGGATATGTCAGATTCCTTTTGGAATGATGGCGGCCTCAGTGATGACCATTACGATGCCCTTGAAGAGATTGGCATCCCGTCAGAAATTGTTGACCAGTTCATAGATGGTCAGCTTGCTATGGTAGACCAGACCCGCACTACGGCCTTTGATGCAGTAGGTGGTGAGGAATATTACAACGAAATGACACAGTGGGCGGCGGCTAACTTAGCAGAGTCTGAGGTAGCGGCTTTCAATGGTCAAATAGACAGCGGCAACGTGGATACTGCCATGTTTGCTATTCAGGGGTTAGCGGCTCGTTATCGTTCTGAGACAGGGGTAGAGCCTAATTTAGTAGGCGGTGAATCCTCAGATGTCTCTGTAGGGGCTTTCCAAAGTCTGGCTGAAATTACTTCAGCTATGTCTGACCCAAGATACGAGAAAGACCCTGCATACCGTGACCAAGTGGCTCGTAAGCTATCTCGGTCTTCGGTATTTTAATGCTGTCTCCTATGAAACTAGGGCGGGGGGCTTCGGCCTCCCGTTCCTTTTAAGCACATAGATAACCTGTGTTCTTAAAAGGGACTTGTCCCTGCCATAAGGCACTTCGTAACAATCGAATAACCCTGACCCCTTGCGAGGGATAATCTGTGGTGAAAGAGCGTGAAAAAGTCCAATGGAAACATCAAAAAACATCAACCAATTTGAGGAGATTAAAGATGGCTATGCAAGGCGCATCTAATCCAGCCTATGACGTATCGCGTCTAGGTCAGACCAACCTCTCTGGTGATGTGCGAGATTTGTTCTTAAAGCTGTACGCTGGTGAAGTTCTCACCTCGTTTGAAGCTAAGAACATTATGATGCCACTGGTTCGCTCTCGCACAATCACTAAGGGTAAGTCTGCATCTTTCCCGATGCTCGGTCGCACAACTGCTGAGTATCACACCCCCGGAAACGAAATTACTGGCGGCAAAATTCGTGCGTCAGAACGTATCGTTACAATTGACGATTTACTGATTTCCAGCCAATTCATTGCTAACATTGATGAGGCAATCAACCACTACGATGTCCGTTCAACCTACTCTAAGGAAGCTGGTATTGCTCTAGCTACTGAGGCTGATAAGAACATCCTTCGCACCGCACTAAAAGCGGCTCTGTCAACTAACGCTACCCGTGCGGCGGCTTTGGTTCAGAACTACAAAGACTTTGGTGAAGAAGACTTTACAGATAACGTAACTATCGGCGCGGCTGGCGGTGACGTAACTGACCCAGCAAAGCTGGCAAAGGCTATCTTTGATGCGAAGAAAGAGTTCGATAAGAAGAACGTAAGCTACGACAGCGGTGCTGTTGTTATCCTTCCACCTGACCAGTACTATGCGTTACTTGACGTAACTGATGGTAACAAGCTTGTGTACATGAACCGCGACTTCGGTGGCAATGGTTCTGTAGCATCTGGCGTTGTACCTTCTATTGCGGGTATGCCAGTAATGATGTCAAACCACCTAAACGTGGCAGACCTCATGGAAACTGCTGGTGCATCTAAGGGTCAGTCAAAGGGCAATCGCCCACTGGCTAACACCGCTGGTTCAGGTCGTACAACTGCATACGATATTACTAACACAACAACTGATGGTGTTAACCTCGTTGACCTCGCCGCGAAAGTTCGTGGTCTGGTTGTGTGTCAGGATGCCGTAGCTACAGTTAAGCTTATGGACTTGGGTGTAGAATCCGAATATCAAATTAACCGCCAAGGCACATTGATGGTTGCCAAGTACGCGATGGGGCATAACGTCCTTCGCCCTGCTTGTGCTATCGCCCTGTCTTCTGTGTAAGTTAATTTCTCTAGGGGTAGTCACAACGGCTACCCCTTTTTTTCGTTAAGAGGAAGCTATGAGTACAGCGACAAAACGTGACCCAAAGAAATGGGCGGCGGCTAAAGCAAGAGCCAAGGCAAAGATGGGTGGTAAACACTCTGCCCGTGCCATGCAGTTAGCTGTCAAATACTACAAGGATTCTGGTGGCACTTATTCTGGCGCAAAGAAACCAACCAACAAACTTCGTAAGTGGAGCAATCAGGATTGGCAATATGCAGGTAAAAAAGGTGAGTCCCGTTATCTTCCCAAGAAAGCGGTTGCATCACTCTCACCATCCGAAAGGGCGGCAACGAATAGAAAGAAGCGAGAAGACACCGCCAAGGGAAAACAGTTCTCCAAGCAACCAGAGTCTATTGCTACGAAAACACGAAGATATCGGAGAGCGTAATGGCTGAACGAAGATATAAAACGAGTGGTACAAGCCACAAAGAAAAGAAGCAAGCGGCGGCGGCCTATTTTGGGTCTGTGGCGGCTTCAGCGGCGGCGGTTGCTGGTGCTAATAAAATTTCAAGTAAGACAAGTAAGAAAAGTAAGCTAAGACGGAAATTAGAAAAGCGTGATGCTCAAGAGCGTGAGGCTCTGCATCGTGACATCAAGCAGACCAAAACTAAAATTGCCAAGATGGAAAAAGAACGCTTAGAGCGAATATCTGACCGTCACTTGGATAAAAATGGGCGAAAAGATAAGAAGTCACAGATAAAGGCTCAGAAAAAGATTATCTCTAAAAACTCAACATCTAAGGTCAGGAAGTACCTAAAGAAAGTATTTAAGGCGGGTAAAGCACTTAGCCCCCTTGGTGTTGTAGCAACAGTTATGTCCCCTACAAAAATGGGTGACGGCACTTTAAGGAAAAAGAAGCAATGACTACTCCTATAAGTAAGGCGGAAGCCTTTAGACGATACAAAAAGAAAAATGGTCACCACCACAAGGCTGACCCTGCTCACCCAATGAACTCAGAGCGTACAGGCCCACTTAAAAAAAGAAAGCCAAACCCAAAGAAGGCTGAAAAGAAACCCACAAAGAATACGAAGCCTGATAAAAAAGTTCGTAGGTATGCAAAGGGTTAATTATGAAATCGCCAGCTTGGACTCGCAAGGCGGGTCAGAATAAAAAGGGCGGTCTAAATGCAAAAGGTCGTGCGTCATACAAGGCGCAGACAGGTGGCACACTAAAAGCACCCGTAAAGAAGTCAGCAGATACGCCAGAAAAGAAAAGGCGTAAAGGCTCGTTTCTTACTCGCATGGGTTCAGCTAAAGGCCCACTGCGTGATGAAAAGGGCAACAAGACTCGCCTCAAGTTATCACTAGAAGCTTGGGGTCATCACGGTGATAAAGCCTCGGCGGTAGCCAAAGGCAGACGCATATTAGCCGCATATAAAAACATGAAAATTAAGAAGAAAACGAGGAACGGATAATGCCCCTTTTAGCAACCACAAAACTGGAAGCCGTAAACACCCTTCTAGGTGCTATCGGTGAAGCACCAGTTAACTCAGTTAACTCTGGGTTGGTGGATGCGGAAACCGCCGAGAAGATTATTGATGAAGTTAGTCGGGAAACCCAATCACAAGGATGGTCATTTAATACCGACTTTGAGCGTGAGTTTACACCTGACTCTACCAATCAGTTCCCTCTCCCCACAAACATTTTGCGTATTGAGATGTCCACTTCAAGAACAGGAACATTCGATGTAGTTGCTCGTGGAGCAAGGATTTATGACAGAGTTAATAATACGTTCTTTTTTGACCCAGCGGTAACAGCTATAAAAATGAACGTGGTTGTATATCTCGACTTTGAGGATTTACCCGAAGCCGCTCGTAGATACATCACTATACGGTCTGCAAGAATATTCCAAGACCGTGTTGTTGGTTCTCCTGAACTCCACGCTTTTCAGCAAAGAGATGAATTAGTAGCCCTTGTTGAACTTAAAGATTCTGACAGTGACGCTAATGATAATAACATCTTTGATAATTATGTGGTGGCATCAATCATCGACAGACTAGGTGGGAGAGTATTATAAAATGTCTCTAGTTTCCGCTTCTATACCAAACCTTATTAATGGCATATCACAACAGCCAGCATCTCTAAGATTGAAAACACAAGCGCAAGTTCAGGAAAACGGCCTGTCTACCGTTGTTGAAGGTCTAAAAAAGCGTCCCTGCACTGAACACGTTGCAACCCTTCAAAACATTCCGACAAGCGTAGACTCCGCGTTTATTCACACAATCCGCAGAAGTGATAACGAGTTTTATACTCTTATTGTTACAGCGGGTGCGCTAAAGATATATGATAAAAGCGGAATAGAGATACAGGTTAACTCAGACCCAGCCACCGCTGTGAATTATCTTAGTGGGTTAACTGACCCATCTACACAAATCTCCGCAACAACAATTGCTGATTACACTTTTATCGTTAACAAGACAGCCGTAGTTACCAAAGATAGTAACAACAAATCACCCTCACGAGTTCCAGAGGGTATGTTTTATGTGAAACAAGGTGACTACAAAACAGACTTCAAAATTTATGTTAAGTATAATGGTGGTACCTACAGTGCTACTAAGCTTACCTTAGATAGTGCCAACGCTTCAAATCAATCTGATGTGAGAACCAATAAGATTGCGGGTGATTTAAAAGCCACTCTTCAAGGCAACCTACCCGCTGGTTTTACTGTCCAACTCATAGGAAATATAATTAACATCAAAAGAAATGATGGTAACGAATTCTCTATTAGTGCATCAGATTCAAGAGGTGATACATTCATCTTTGCATTTAAGGACACAGTTGATGATTTTAAGAAGCTACCAAATACTGGTAAAGAAGGTTTTCTTATTGAGGTAACAGGTGATAATCAGAAAGGTCAGGATGATTACTTTGTTCAACTGACTGACCCATCTGGGCAAGGTGGTGGCCTTGTTTGGAAAGAAGTCACAAAGCCAGACTTAGAGCGTAACTTTGATGTTACCACAATGCCTCACCAGCTTATACGCGAGGCTAATGGTCAGTTTACGTTTAAACCAGCCGAATGGAAAGACAGAGAAGCTGGAGATGATGATACAAACCCCTTCCCTTCATTTGTTGATTACAAGATTAATGACCTGTTCTTTCATAAAAATAGGCTAGGGTTTCTGTCTGACGAAAACGTAATTATGTCGGAGAGTGGCTCCTACTTTAATTTCTTCAATAACACTGTGATTACCTTTGTTGATTCTGCGCCTATTGATGTGGCTGTGTCTAACAACCAAGTTTCAATCCTTAAACACGCGGTTCCCTTCTCAGAGCAATTACTTCTGTTCTCAGACCTAACACAGTTTAAGTTAACATCTACAGACATCTTAGCACCCGATACGGTTTCGATTGATGTAACAACACAGTTTGAAGCAAGCCTGAGAGCAAAGCCTGTGGGGGCTGGTAAGTATATTTACTTCCCTACTAAACGTGGCTCAGTGTCTGGTATGAGAGAGTACTTTGTTGAGACAGATACGGACACCAATGATGCGGCTGATATTACGGCCCACGTTCCCTCATATATCAAAGGGGAAGTAACTAAGTTATCCGCCTCATCTAACGAGGACTCACTTTTACTTCTCACCGATGAAGATAAAACGAAGATATATGTGTACCGCTACTATTGGAACAATACGGAAAAACTACAATCATCATGGTCTGAATGGACTATGGGTGGTGAGGTTCTAAACGTAGACTTCAATAAGTCAGAGATATTTATAATTATTAAAAGAGGTACAGATATATGCCTTGAGAAAGTAAACTTATCTACTGACACAGCCATTGCAGACATGGAAGCAGACCATCCTGTTTTACTAGACAGGCGGGTCAAGATGCAAACTGGTGGGGTAACAACTATGCCCTACACAGATAGTAATCTTATTTATGTAAGCCAAAAGGGTGAGAGCCTCACTCTGGCGCAAGCGAACCTACGAATAACCGCTGGTGAGATTATATATGCGGGTATTAGCTACAAGTTTTTATACCGATTTTCTGAACAGGTTATTAAGCAGGATAATGCCCCTGTTACCATTGGTAGACTACAGATTAAAAACTGGAACCTTGTCTATAATGACAGCGGTTTCTTTAAGACAAACGTAACGCCAGATAAACGAGCAACCTCTACGAAGGTCTTTACTGGTAGAAATCTAGGAAGTCAGAACAACGTGATAGGAACAGTGTCCATAGACAGCGGGACGTTCTCTTTTCCAGTTTTGGCTAAATCCACAGACATCACTATTGAACTAGAGAGTGAAAGCTTTCTACCCTGCGTTTTCCAATCGGCAGAGTGGGAAGGTTTTTATGTCCTACGTTCTAGGAGAATGTAATAAATGGGTCATTATCGTCCATCTAAGTATGGCGATTGTAAAGTATTAGCACCGAAGTTACGAAAAGAAGATAAAGCCGAAGTGTGGGCATCACATGGGTTAAACCCGTTGTCAGCACTTCGGTTTTCTTTTTTGGCCTCAGAACAGTGCAATACCATCATAGGAGACAATAAGGACATTATAGGAATGTTTGGTGTTACCAAGCATGATGAGACTGTTGGTGTTCCTTGGTTGTTGATGAGTAATGAAATCTACAATCGTTCTCATGCCCGTCAGTTTGTTCCACAGAGCAAGCTATGGGTTAAAGAAATAAACAACCAGTACCCCGTATTGGTTAACTTCATAGACGTTGATAACGAGAAATCTATTAAATGGTTAAGGCTTCTTGGGTTTACGTTTATCAAATTACACCCTGAGTATGGGGTAAACCCAAAACCTTTCTACGAATTTGTAAGAATAAAGGAGTGACATATGTGTCCACCCGTAGTGGCTGGCGTGGCAATGTCTTCTAGCACAATAACTGCGCTATCTATCGCATCAACGGCTGTTAGTGCATTAGGTGCTTACGCGCAGTATCAAAGCCAGAAGTCTGCCGCAAAAGCACAGCAAAACCAATTCAACCAGAATAAACTATTAGCCCAACGCTCCATGTTAGAGCAATCCCGTCAGTTGGCTGTAAGAGATGAACAGGAACGTGCGGCGGCTAGTGATAAAATTATGTCGAGCAATATCGAGGCGGCAAAAGCCCAAGCAAGAATGGTTGTATCCGCTGGAGAAGCGGGTGTGGCTGGTGGGTCTATTGCTCAGTTACTCAATGATGTTGAGAGAACCCGTTTAAACAACGAAGGTACAATTAACAGAAACTTAGAAGCTGTTAGTCAGCAAAGTAAAGTGGAGCGCGAAGGTCTTCTCACACAAGCTGAGAACCGTATCAACTCTGTATCCCAAGGTCAGCAACCTAGCTTACTAGCTACTGGTCTACAGATTGGTGGTACAGCCCTAGAAGGCTATGGGTCATACCGCAAGGATATGAGTACCCAAAAGCTTCACACAGGCTCATCAGGCCCATAAACCCCATAGATAAGAGATAATTAATGGCAAAAAAAAGAGTTAGAGTTGATACCAGCAGACTGCGGTCTATGGCGGAAACACAGCGGGTAGTTGCCCGTCCCGTGGATTCGTACATTCGTCCAGCTTTGGATACACGAGCGGTTAATCAATCAAAACAGCTATTCAGTGCGCTGAGTGCAATAGAACCAAAATTACAAAAGTATATCGGTGACGCAAAGGATGAGTATAAATCCTCCGAAGAAGAAAAAGGTGAAAAGTTTTACTCCAGTGCATCACCAGCAGAACGCCTAGAATTTGAGAACGCTATTAAAAAGGGCGAAATACCTGAAACCTACTCACCATTCTGGGCAGAGGGTTTCTCTCGCTCCTTGCTTCGTAATCACGCCAAAGAGTTTGGTGACAACCTTTATATGGAGTGGGACAAGCAGAAAGATACCGCTAACTTTGACTTCCCTACATGGGCGGCGGGTCAACGTAAAAAATACTCTGAAGACAACCAGCTTGATGGCTTTCGTGCTGATATGTTCAATGAGGAATTTGGCGGCGTAACTGAGGCATTTGAGTCTCAAGTACGACAGCAAAACTTTCAGCATCAAATCGCACGGGCTAGAGAAGCTCGGATGGAGTCTCACAGAACCGAACTTGAGACAATACATGAAGGTTTTCAGGAGCAGATTGAAAATGACACGTTTGACCCTGTAATAGGTGCAGACGTTATTAACAACAGAATACAGAAGTCCAAAGATGACGGTGTAAACATTACACAGCTTCTAGAGGACACCACACAATATATTCAAGGTGTGGCACAAGCGGCGGCAAACAAAGGCGAAGACTTTGAGCCTTATCTGCAAGTTCTAGAGAACATTGCACTGAAAGGTTCTACTTACGGCGTAGCCAACAAGTATAAAGTAGAGACACTCAGAGAAGCCTTAGTTAACGACAGAGAAAGAGCCATTAACAGTGAGCATGACCAAGCTGTTAAGGCTGATACGGCTAATGTACGGAAAATCACTCAGAACATCAGAAGGCAACTTATTGAAGGTAAGTTTGCAGAGGGCATCTACGACAGCCCAGAGAACAAGAAGCTACGCGATGAGTTAGCTATTATTGACCCTACAGCCGCACAGAACCTTGATACGTTCTTTCAAAAACGGGGTAGGATGGATGAGGTCAGTGACCAAGACTATATGGACGAAGTTCTTGAAACCATGACGGCTGGCGCAGATGCCGAAGACCTTATTGAGGAAGGTGTGAAAAGTGGAAAACTCACTGGTCAGGATGCCCTTCAGTTACAAAATCTGAACAACGGAGTTTATAACAGCTTTGTTAAAGACTTTGGTCTTGATGATTTGAAGTCTGGTTTAAGGAAAGCCATTAAACAAAAGGACACTCTTACTAACTTGTTAAGCAATGAAGACAATACAGACCTTGCGACTCAGGCTAGTAGCGAGATGGCACAGGCTATGTTGGAGAAGCTACGGAGAGTTGGTAAAGACGGCTATACACAAGAGAAAGCCGCAAAGGAACTTTTGGACTTTCAAACAAGGTTGATAAAGAAATATAAAGCCTTGGCACAAGCCAGAGTAGAGGAAGAGTTTGCTACTACCTCAATAAGTGATGATGCCTACACCAAGTGGCAGAACAAAGAGTGGCCTTGGAGAAACGCTGAAGGTGGCTGGGAGAAAAACCCAGAGGAACTACACACACTAATCAAAAATCTAACAAATGAGATTAGGCAGAACCCAGATGGCGTTGGTGCATTTATGCAAAGCACAAACCTTGGGAAGTTCCTTGCTCCTTATATAGCGCACCCAGACATATCCATTGAAGAAGCTATCGAAGCTATCGCTAACGATATTGAGTTGCACAACAGTCAAGTCCCAGAAGAAGGCTCCGCAGAATCTCGGCGCGGGTCTAGAAGAGGAAGATAATAACTATGGCACAGTATGATTTAGACAGAATAGAAAAGGCTCTTAGCAAAATAGAGAACAACATTACTGGTGACTATGGTGTCGGTGACTACGCTGTGGATATCGGTAAAGGTATGTTTGCTGGTGCTACTGATGCTGTTGAAGAAACCATACAGTTTGGTGGTTCAGTTCTTGATTACGTTATGGAAGGCGGCGGCCTGTTTGAGGGTGCTGTTGGTATTGACGGTAGAACCTACGAAGAAGGCTACGAGACAGACAGGCTTTTGTGGGAACCACCCAGACCTAAGACAGGGGCTGGTCAGGTTGTAGAGGATATCACTCAGTTTGGTGTCGGACTTGTAGGGGCTGGTAAGTTCAAGATTGGACAAAAGCTTGTCTCAGGTTCAGCTAAGAAACTGTCACGGGGCAAAATTAAAGACGGTGGTAAGTTAGATAAGGTTCTAGCTTCGGCTGGTAACTCAATGGCATCCTCAATGATTGCTCACAACCCTTATGATGAACGCCTGTCGGACATCGTTGAGGAGTACCCTAGCTTATCAAATCCAGTTACTCGCTTCTTACAAGCTGAAGACGGTGACACTGAGGGTCAACTACGGTTCAAGATGGCAGTAGAAGACTTAATGCTGACTGGCCCTATGGAAGCCGCTATCTTTGCGTTTGCTAAAGGTGCGAAGAAACTTCGTAAGGCGAAGACCCCTGATGAGGTAGTTAAAGTTACTGAGGAAACAAACTCAGAGATTGCCACAGCATCTGCAAAGAACAAGAAGGAACGCCAAGCCGCCAATGCCGCAAACACAAAGGCACGACAGTCGGCAGAACGTGAAGCTAAGAAGATTGCTGAGAAAGCTAAGAAGGGTGAAGACACCTCTGGTATGCCCCGCCCAAAGTCAACTGCATACCTAGCGGATGACATTGATAACGGTGCGGCTAACAAAGGGATGACGCGAGAAGACCATCTTACTAAGAACTTCAAACACCCTGAGTTGGTTGCCAAGGCTACCGCTGTTGGTGCGAAGGTATCCAAGAAAGATACCAAGCGTGTTCTTGCAAACAAAATCCTAGACAAGACGCACCCTAACGGTAAGAAGTTCACCGCTGAAGAGCCTGTAGAGGTTGTAGTTAAAAACGCTGACTCTGGCACTACCAAAGCGGCACTTCCTAAGAAGGGCTTTAATGCGGCGCAAGTAAAAGCACTTACGCAAGGTGTGGAATCACCAAAGGACATCCAAGAAGTTTTCGATGAGTCCAAAGGTGGTGTACGTCTGTTCAATCGGAACAAAGACGGTGACGTTCCCATTGTTAACTATAACGATGATGTTACCTCTATTATCCAAGACACCATAAACGCTATGCGTCCAACGCTTGATAAAATCAAGGGACATAAGGACACAGCACAAACAGCAAAAGAAATTTCTGAGTTGTTGTCTGCTACTACTGGCCTAAAGGCTGACCAGTGGCTGGACTCTGCGTTTGTGTACGGTAAGACCATTGAGGAAGCTACAGTTGTCCTTGGGGCTATCGACAGTCTTCTTATGGAGTCTGGTTCAAGATTGCATAAGATATTCTCAGACAAACGCTTTGATACCAACCTAGATATAAAGCAGAAGGGTCTGGACGAACTTTCTCATTTCAACAAACTTCTTGCCGCTGTTAAGCAAGTAGAAACGCCTATTGGTCGTGGTCTACAGTCACGCAAGAACAAGATTGTTGATGCTGATGCAATGAACTCGCAATCCGCCGAACTAGGTGGCGAGGCCGCGCTCAGAAAGTTTCGCACCACAGTCCTTACTTCTGGTGGGGACATTCGCAATATAACAAAAGCGGCATCTATGGGTATGACCAAATTTCATAAAGGTGCGGCAATGGGTGGTGAGTTCTTCAGGTCTATGATTCTGTTTAACATCAAGACCCACGTTACTAACACGATATCTGGTTTTACTGAGACTGTTCTTATACCGTCAGAGCGTTTTGTTGGTTCTTTCCTTGATTGGCGTACAAATCCTTTTGGCGCAGAAGCAAAAGCTGTTCGTACGGATTTTCGTTACCACATGATAGGTCTGTTCTCTACGTTTAAAGACTCCATCAGGATGGCTAAGAAGTCTTTGCAAGCTGAGAGGAACTTCCTTGACCCTGCAAACACCAAGCTTGATGGTATGGATGTTGAGAACAAGATAACCTCTGGTTTTGTTGGTTTGCGTAAGGAAAGTCTGCTTGGGCGAAATGTGGACACTATCGGTAAGATTTCTCGTGGTTCTCTCCGCGCACTTGGAGCAGAAGACGAGTTCTTTAAACAGATAAACTACAGAGCGCGAATATTTGCTAACGCCATGCGTGAAGCAGATGTACTTATGCAAGCTGGTAAATTAGATAAGGACGGCATGAAAGCCTACGCCTTGAAGAAGGTAGACGAGTCTTTCGATGATGCTGGTCGTGGTCTTGATAAAGACAGTACCCAATATGCCCGTGAGGTGACGTTTACTGAAGACCTAGATAAAGGCTCTTTTGCTCTGACACTACAACAGGCAACGCAACAGCATCCAACATTTCAGCTTATTCTACCCTTTGTTCGTACCCCTACAAACCTTATTGTTCGTGGCGCACAAAGAACACCGTTAGCATATGTCCTTTCTAAGAGATATAGAGAAACGCTGAAAAACGGTACACAAGCAGAGCGGTCACAAATGTTAGGCCGTGTGGCTCTGGGTACTTCCCTGCTTGGCGGTATGACGGCACTTTGTTTTGAAGGTAAACTTACAGGGGCTGGCCCTGTTGACCCTGCACAGAACAAACTGTGGAGAGCGGCGGGTAACCAACCATATAGCATACTCGTTAACGATAAGTGGCACTCATATAACCGCTTTGACCCTGTGATGATGCCTGTCGGACTTATAGCTAACTACTTTGATATGGGAAAACACTTAGACATAGAGGATACGACTGATGTCATATCCACTGCGGCGTTTGCGCTGTCTCAGACCGTTCAGGATAAGGCGTACCTTCAGGGTATTACAAACGCCCTTGATGCTATTACAGTAGGCTCTCAGCAAGACATGAACTTGGCTGGTACATGGCTAGAAAACACCTTTACTTCGTTTATCCCTGCCGCACCCCTGCAAATTGTAGAAGGTGTCCAGCGGTTAACTAACGATGAAGGTAACTATCCAGAACTTCGTGAAGCCGTAGGTCTTGTTGACAAGATACGCAGACGTATACCCGCGCTTAACGAACAGCTACCACCAAAGTACAACTGGCTCACTGGTGAGGCCATCACAAACCCAGACCCCTTCTCTACAGGCTTTCCTGTAATCCCAGCTAACACAAAGGTTACTGAGGTGGGTACTGAGTTGATGCGCCTGAATTACCCGTTTAGGGGTGTGCCAAGAACACTTGAAGGTATCAAGTTAAGTAGTGAACAACTGGCGTTCTGGTCAAAGCAAATGGGGTCAACCACACTCAGTGGTAAAACCATGCTTGATGCCATTGCGGCAGTTACGCGTAAGACTGGATACGATAAGACAGACATGAGTGTCTATGATGGTATCAACCTCACCGCTGAAATCAAAGTAATCACACAAGTCATGTCAGCATATCGCTCAAAGGCGAGAGCCGATTTGCTTGCACAGTTCCCTGAACTAAAGAGGGAATACACTGCGCGAAGAGCAAACGATAGAGCGGGTAGACAACTACTAGAAACAAATAGGTAAGAGAAATGCCATTATCATACAAAGAAATAACATCAAATGGGTCAGCGGCACAGGACTTGTCTTTTACCTTTGACTACATTGATGTAACAAATCTTTCTGTGTATGTGGACGGTACACTTAGAACGTATCAAACTGATTGGGATTTGCCTGACACGAACCGCGTAGAGTTTGCGTCTGGGCAACACCCAACCAGTGGGGCTGTTATAAGAATACAACGTAACACGCCCTCCACCACACGGATTGTAGATTTTCAGGACGGTTCAGTCCTGTCAGAAAAAGACCTTGATGACTCTGCTCGTCAAATCTTCTTCATATCACAGGAAGCATCAGATACCGCTGGCGGTGCCATTACAGTATCTGTGGATGGTCAAATTGACGGTCAAAACAGAAATGTTAAAAATGTCGCGGCTCCCACAGAAAATCACCATGCAGTTAACTTAGGCTTCTTGAATACAAACATCACAGCTATAAATAACGTCAATAGCAATATGGCCTCTGTGAATAACATTAATACCAATATGTCAGACGTTAATAATGTTAATACTAACATGGCTGACATTAATGCGGTTGAAAACAACCTAACACAGCTAAACGCTATTGTGGATATCTATAAGGTATCAGCTACTGCGCCTTCGTCACCCAACCAAGGTGACCTGTGGTACGACACATCTAATGACAACTTATATACATACAATGGAAGTGCTTGGATTTTGCGCTTTGGTTATGATGACCAAACTGTACGGGTAAACGAATACACAGCCACCGCTGGACAGACAGACTTTAGTGGCTCTGATGCTAACAGTAATACAATGACGTTGGTATCGGGTTCTACTATGTTTGTATATCTCAACGGTATCCTTATTGAGGAGACTGATGACTTCACAAGGACTTACGCTACAAACACCCTCACGCTGACCACAGCGGCTGTTCTCAATGATGAACTGCGTATCTTCCAGTTCAATCCTTTTAGCACTAGTGACCACAACCTTGTGGTTAACTCAGCGGCTGATGCACAGAAACTAGCAGTTAATGCAGAGGACAGTCAGTTTACTCTGTCCGATAGCACGACAGGTTACTCTGCGCTTCACCACAAAGAAAAAGCTTTGGACGCTCAAACAGCCTCCGAAACTGCTAAGACGGAATCAGAGACTGCCCGTGACCTTACACTAGGGTATCGTGACACAGCGGAAACTTACAAGAACCAAGCGGAAGGGTATCGTGACACAGCGTTATCTCACAAAGATGCCGCTTTCACTTCTGAGACTAATGCCTCTAACTCTGCGACTGCCGCGCAGTCTTCAGCCCAAGCCGCGAACAGCCCGTGGTCAACTGAAAGTGGTGTTGCGGGAACCACTACTGCTTTTTATGAGACTGGCGATGTAAAGGTAGCACCCACACAAGCTAAACGTAACAATTTCGTTAGTAAAGAAGGCGACCTCATATTCACAAACGGGAACGATGCTGTTCTTGGTACTATTTCAACAAACGCACATCTTGGCGCAGGAACTAGCACCTTTGATGGTCTAATTCTTACAGGTGGAACTAATAGAACTCAGACTCCATCCGGTCTAGGAACAGTGGGCATTTACGAGGAAACTGGTAATCCTTCTATTTCTTTTCACACTGGCGATGTAAATAGTGGCGCAAGACGCTCTGTAATTGAGGCAATAGACACAAACACAAGTGTTATTGGGAATGGTTTACGCATTGACCCCGTTGGTACAGGCTTGGGTAACTACACCACGTTTGGTGGTAAGGGCATCCGCTCTTACGGCAACTACCAGTTTCTAGGTAGGAGTGCGATTGCTACAGATATAGCTACACTGGTTATAACCTTTGCTAACTTTGGAATAGACCCTACTCATTACGAGTTAATTAAGGTTCGTATGAGAAATGTTGGCTCAACATCTAGTTCAGCTAATAATATGCGATTTTACTTCAATGGCACTAGATATGATGGTGCGGCTTATAGGTACGTTGGGAACCGTGCGATTTTCGATGGCACAACAAATACCGACACCAACCAATCAGGGTGGAACCAAACTGCTGGACGGGTTGGTTATGGGCATGACAGTACCGCCCACGATAGCTGGACTACAATTTGGATACCAAATGTAGGCAAAAACAGCTATGTGGAAAACAGCGGAACGGCTTATCAAACATGGTGGTCAGAAAGCCGAGGCGTTGACGGGTCTAGCCGTCCACAGGTTTACCTTCACAGTGGCTTTGTTAATTCCGCTACGAGTAGAAACATTGTTACTGGTCTTTGGATAGACTCTAGTAGTGGAAATTATCGCAATACAGAGTTTGAGATTTTCGGACTGCCGCTCGAAGGTGTCGGAGGGATTGAATAATGACTGATACTATTTCAAGAAATATTTGGATGGCTGGCCCTGACGGTGGAACAATTCACGTTATGGATGACGATGAATACGCCGCTGTCTGTGCTGAGAAAGCCGCTAACGCAGATGCTGATGGTAAAGAAGAAACTGTTGGTATGGCTCAAAACCTTCTCAATTCATCCGATTGGACACAACTAAGCGACACAGGGATTACAGATGCCTGTAAAGCCGCTTTTGTCACCTATAGAGCAAGCCTACGGGCTATCCGTAAAAACCCAACAGTAGACCCAACGTGGCCTACTAAACCAACAGAGGAGTGGACATGAGTATTACATACACAAGTGGTATGAACCACGATGACCTAGTATCCACCCTTAAACATTTACAGGGTGACAAAACTTTTACTTGTTCTACCGATAAGGAAACTGGAGAACAAACATGGGAGTGGAGCGATGGTTCTACTCCCGCGACTAAAACACAACTGACAAACGCAAGGAGCGTGGCTGTTGCTAAAACTCAGTGGTTAGCGGTGCGGCTTCAGCGAGATGCTGAGTTAGCTAAATGTGATTGGACACAGGCGGTAGATAACCCTTTATCAGACACAAAGAAAACTGAGTGGGCTACATACAGGCAGTCATTGAGGGATGTTGGCAATCAATCAGACCCTTTTAAAATTAACTGGCCTACAGAACCGTTGTAAGGGAGATATTCTATGAGCAACGCAAGAAATACATCAAAACTCATAAACAAGTTTTCTCCTACAGCAACAGGTATAGACTTAACAGGTGGCTTCTCTGTATCAGGTGATATAGGGCTTACTGCTACAAGTATTATTACTGGTGGCCCCGAATACTCCCGTGTTCTCAGGGTTCACGAAGCAAACAATTCTACCATACAAACCTCTACTAACTCGACACTTAATACATCACAAAAGGATATAACGCTTACTTCTCCAATATCTGACGATGGGTCAATTAAGCAGTATAGGCTTTTGATTGAGTGTTATGGTAATGCGAGTTACTCCGAAGCCAGCCGTGACCCTACATTTGAGCCGCATCTTCAGGTATATAACTACGCAACAAGTGCTTGGGCTAACTTTTCTGATACTGCTAATAGTATGGCCGCCAATGGTGCTGATGGTGGACAGAATGTTATAAGACTTGGTTACTACATATCTGGAAACCTCACTCCAGTATCAACGGCTAACTACATTCTATCTTATGCTACTCCAGTACTAACGCTTAGAAACAAAATAGATGGTACAGGCGGAACAAGTAACGACACCCTTACATCAAATTATTGTGACATGCGAGTTTGGGAGTTGGCATAATGGATGAAACAAAAGCACAGTTAGACTCCCATGAGCGAGAGTGTGCCATTCGATATGAAATGGTTCATGGTAAACTTGAAAGCCTAGACAAACGTATGTGGCGGCTTGAGGCAATGATAATGGGGTCAACGATTATAATGGTTGGCCTTGCCGCTACCTTGATTACGAAGATATGAACTATAGTTAACCGTAGTTAACTCTCTCCCCTTTAAAATATTACTTATGGAGGTCATCACCATGATTGACCCAGTATCGGCGTTTGCCGCCGTTTCTGCTGGACATTCTGCTATTATGAAAGCTGTGCAAATGGGAAAAGATTTATCTTCCCTAAGTAATCAAATATCGCGTTATGCCCAAGGAGAGGCGGAACTACAATTTGGTGCAAGTAAAAAGAAGAAATCTCGTTTTTCCTTTGCGGAAGACAGTGCGATTGAAAAGCACTTTAAGAAAGAAAAACTTGCAGATATGCGAAATGAGTTGCGGTCTATTTTTCAACTGTATGGAAAAGCAGGGCAATGGGAAAGACTCCAAGCAGAGATAGCATCTGAAAGGGCTAGAATACAAAGAGAGCTAAATCTACAAGCCCACCGAAAAGAACAATTTCAAATCTGGTGTACCGTTATGTCCCTTCTCGTTCTGGGCGTAGGCGGATTGGTTTGGTATGCGCTTTGGCTCAAAGGAATAATAGGATGATAAATTTACTAGTACAAGGTCTTCTTGGTGTTGCTGGTGAAGCTGTAACAGGCTTCATCGACACTAAGAAAGCCAAGGCCAAGCAGAAGCTGGTCAAGATAGAGGCTGAGACAAGCCTTATGGAAAAACAAATTACAGGGGAGATTGAGTGGGATGTTGAAGCTGTTAAGGGTTCTAAGGACTCTTGGAAAGACGAATACCTTACAATTTTGTTCTCAATCCCACTTTTGCTGTGTTTTTTGCCTTTTACAGTCGGCTATGTCGAGCGAGGTTTTGAAGCGTTAGCGATGACCCCTGATTGGTACAGATACA